ATGAGCTTTTATGAAAAATTAAAGGCTGCTAGAAAAGCTGCTGGCTTGACGCAAAAACAGTTTGCCGATATGCTGGGAGTATATCAAAAAGATATCAGTAGATGGGAGACGGGAGAGGTCAGCCCATCAATTGAAACACTCAAAGAAATATGCATACAGCTAAAAACATCAGCAGATGAACTGTTAGAACTAAAATAGGGAGGCCAATGTAACCGGGCCTCCCATGAATCAATATATTTTTCTTATCGGTACACCAATAAGAATAACATATAGAATGAAACTAAAAAATAATATGCATGTTCCCATTGTCATAAGTGCATGTCTTTACAGCCTTTTTAATCAATTCATTCTTTTCCTGGTAACTCAGCGATTCAAAATTATTGAGCAGGCAACAAATATAATCATATATCACCTCTTTGGTTTCGGCGTCACTCTTCGCAATACTATTGTTCATTTCAGCAGTAACAAGGCTAGATTCCAGCTTCCGTTTATCTTTATCAAGATTTTCAATTTGCTTAACGATGTAGGAGGATGCAGTTGAACCTATATTGTCCATAAGCGTATTGGTAAGGTTATCTATAGATTGTTGAATGCTTTTTAGCTCTTTTTTCAGTATATCAACATCTGTATATGATAACTCTTCCTTTCTTAGTCTTATCATTTCAGGATTGGACTTAATCTGAAGTAATATGTCTAGAAAAGCGTTATCGATATCAGCTACCCGAATGTAACCGCTATTGCAATATTGCTTCCCTTTTCTTTGCATAGTAGCACAATAATAATAAGAGAACAGTTTATCATTTTTGCTATATGTTCTTACATCCATTCTTGAGCCGCATTTACATTTAAGGACACCTTTTAGTAGCCCAATTTCATATTTGTTACTACGGAAGAATTTGTTTTCTCCAAAACGTTTCTGCACGGATATCCACTCATTGGCTGGAATGACTGGTGTATGGATGCCAACGCCAATAGTCCATTTATTATTTGCAATTACTTTATCATTTTGCCGTGTTCTGCCGTATCCGATTAGTCCTCTTGTCCCATCAAAAAGATGTGAATCTGGAAGGGTATAACCTTTCTCAAGAAAATAGTAGTAGGCTGACATCTCATTGCTGCAATATACCGGGTTAGAAAGCATACAGTAAATTTGTGAAGTGCTCAGGTATTTACCTCTTTCACTTTTTATACCATGGTCACGGCAATATCTTTCTATTTTAGTAATAGAGTTACCTTCTAAGAACATATTATAAATCATTTTCACAAGCTTTATTTTTTCATCATCTACCAATAGGTACGAATGTTCTTTACCACCCATTTCTTTTCTAATAGACTTCATGCCTGCAGGGAGTTTTCCACCGGTCCACTTGCCAGATGCGCCAAGTGCCTGCATATTGTCTGTTACACGCTCAGATGTATTTTCACGCTCAAACTGAGAAAAGGCAGAAAGTATATACATTACAGTACGTCCTATAGATGTATTAGTGTCGAAAGCTTCCTTAATGGAAAGAAAGCCAACGTTATGTGAATGCATAATCTCATACATTTCTGAAAATTCGTTTACATTTCGACTTATCCTATCTAATCTATAGACCATTACTAAATCAAGCTTATTAGACTTTACATCTTCCATCAATTCTTGAAATGATGGACGTTTAGTGTTTTTCCCTGAAAACCCCTCATCTTTATCATATATCCTAAATTCCAAGGGCTGGTCTGCAAACACAATATTAGCGTAATCCTTGCACATCTTGATCTGAACGGCAATAGATTCACTGTTGTCCCTGTAAACTGATTTTCTCGGATAAATGCCTATTCTCATATAATCACCCCGTTAATCATATGCAATTAGGGTATAAAAAATACACCCTAGCAATTTATGAGAGTGTATGATAAAATACTATTGTCAGATTAGTATATATCATTCCCCCTCGGATTGATAGGTTACTTTTCAAGCCGTCCCGGGTTGCCGCCTGGGGCGGTTTTTTTCTAAAAATTTATAGTATAGGAATTTCATAATCCTAGTAATTGCTTTTTCTTTGCTTCAAATTCCTCTTGAGTTATAATACCTGAGTCTAATAGGTTTTTAAACTTTAATATCTCGTCGGCAGATGATAATGAATTATTAGAAGAAGTTACTTTATTATTATCGTTTTCAACTTCATGAACAATACCATCTAATGCGGAAATGATTTGATCGGCAATATCCTTTGTGAGTCTATATATACCTCCCGACTTTTTTGTCTCTGTATTTATAAGATCAATTGTTTTTTGTGATATCCATTTATGAGAAAAGGATATACGAATATACATTCTATTGACTGTAGAAGCTGATTTTTTCTTTCCTGTAACACTGCCGACGATAGCGCCAGCGCCTCCTAGCAATACACCGCCTACAGCTGCAGATCCTAAACCCCCTTTGGTAATAGTTTCTCCATCCTCAACAAGCTCATAATCGGCTAGGTCAGCAAAATTAAAAATTATGGGGTTTTGCTCTTTGCTGGATTTAAGTATTGCAAACTTTTTATTTACATTGTCTATTTTGATAAAATTATTAATGCTAAATGTAGTTTCAAATGATTCCCATTCTTTTTGATTATTATCTACAAAGTCCATAAATTCTCTTATTTTATCACTCGTTCTGGCTTTGACTTCAAGGATTGAACCACCACATTTTTTTGTACAATTATTACATAAAAAGCCGTCTTCTAGTTTTACACGGGTAAGAGCACTTAACTTACCACCGCATATTGAACAAACTTGCTTATCACCGAATAATCCCATAAAAACACCTCCTATTATTTGAGATCTTAGTTATTGAACAATGAGGGAATCAAAAATTATATCCACTCAATCGTTTAATAACTACTATAGTTGGATCAAAGAATATTATATAATTATCTATAGCTGTACATTTGCCGTATTTGCTCTTATAGCAATCGAGAGCATCCAGAAGATATTCTTCAGTAACATCCAAATAAACAGCTACATCATGGAGACTATGACAACCGGATTGAATGGCCTTTACGATTCCCATTAATCCTATCTTAATGTTATAACCATATAATCTAGCACGGTATTCTTGTTTCTGCCCATCTACATCATTAATATCAACAATATCTCCCGATGTAGTCATATAGTGGCCGATTTCTTCAGCAAGGACACATGATTTTTCAATAGTCGAATCGATATCTTTTCTAATTGCAATACGCTTGTCAAAAATCCTACCATCACTTCCTTTTAATTTTTTTTCCTTTACTGATAACCCCTCATCATCAGCAAATTTTAGAATTTCATCATAAGTCAAATAAATCACTCCCACTCACTGTCATCATTCATTATAGCATCGTCATGCTTTCTCATTTCATCAGTAACTTTGATATCAGTGCGTTCATGTGCAGCTTTCAGCACTGTTTTGCAGTTTGTTTCTATAGAAACGGTACTTCGTTCCCATTCTTTTTCCAATGTAAAATCGACCATTTCCTTACCGTGACTGTCAAGAGCACGGTATTTTTTTATATGATCATATTCAGTCGATTTTAATTGATATGAAGATGTCTTTTCCTTTTCATTGGTAAGACATAATAAATAATCTATGGATACGTTAAATATATTTGATATTTGTTTTAAAAACGTACTTCCAGGATCATTTACAGAAAGCTCATAATTACGCAAGGTGTATTTTGATATACCTAAATAATCAGCAAAAGCTTCACGAGTAAATCCTCTTGATTTTCTAAGCTCAATTAATCTGTCTCCGAAATTCATTCGATTACCTCCTCTTTTAAATACATTATATGAAAAAAATTACAATAAGTCAATAAAAAGATACCTAAAAAAGATACATTATTTCAAAAAAGGTATTGACAAGTATCTAAAAAAGATATAACATACAGTTACAAGGTATCGAAAAAAGATACAGAAAGGAGATGATAAATTTGAGACTCAATATAGAGGCAGAGAGAGCACGAAAAAGATTGACCAAAGAGGAACTTGCAAAAACATTAGATATTTCGGTTAAAACATATTACAACTGGATCAACGGAGATACGGATATACCAGGATCAGCATTACTCAAAATGGCTAAATTGTTTGGTACTTCAATAGAATATCTCTTAGAGGAAACAGAGAAGGAGGTGGTATGAAATGGGGAAAAGAGAAGTCATTGTCTGGGTATCAGGACCGCTGACGAAAGAGCAGAGAAGGAACTTTAAAAAGGAGCACCCAGGAAAAAGGCTAAGCTTTTATCTCAGATACCCCAGTATGTCAATGTATTTACTCCCAGTTATAAGCCTTATTGTTTCGATGATTGCACTTGTACTCAGAATGATATGATATCAACGGTTTAGAATAGTCTCGATATAGGCCGAAAGAAATGGAGATATAAACATTGCAATAAAACGCAATTAGAAGGAGGTGGTATGAAGTGGAGGAAGAAAGAAAAACTGCCCGTCCAAGAGGGACGGACAGTGCACGAGTGATTCAGGTAATCGAGACAAAGTCTCTTTGTGGGATTGGCACGCAACATGATTTGAGTAGGGTAGTAACTCAATATTGGGATTTTGAGGGGAATTTACTTGCGGAAAATGATCCAGTCAATCAGGTCTTGCAACCGGAGGATGCTTAACCATGTATTGGACTTCAATCTGTTTAATAAAAATTTCCATGTATCCTTTTAACAGTGTAAAATCGTGTTCTGGGTATTTTCGCTGGTAATGTGTATAGTCATTGCCAAGAATACGAATGACATCGGCAGTTTGTACTAATTCCGGTTGAGCAAGGTATTCTCCAATAGCAGAGCAAAGAGATTTTTTAACAACCTCATCGTGTGTTTTATTTAACTCAATTACAGCAAAATCTTTAACCAGTATTTCTAAGGCTGAACGATACCCTATGGCTGCAAGTTCAATGTTTTCTACAAATTCGGCTTGTAATGATTGGTTATACATATTAATAAATCGCTCAGAAATATTGGAAAGTATATCATTTTTATATGGAACAAAAGTCATATTTGGGTATATGCAAACATTGGAGGCAAGTGCCTAAGAAAGAGAAGGAGGTGGTATCAAAATGGATAAATTAAAAGTATTTAGTAATAAAGAGTTTGGAGATATCCGAACTGCAGCAATTGATGGAGAACCTTTTTTCTGCTTATCAGATATTTGTAAAGCATTAGAACTAACACAACCATCGAAAGTAAAGGAGAGATTAAAGCCAGAGGGTGTGAATAGTATTCCTACCCTTACGGCTGGAGGAACACAATGCTTATTATATGTAAATGAAAGTAACTTGTATAAAGCTATTTTCCAGAGCCGCAAAGAGTCGGCAGAGAGGTTTACAGAATGGGTAACATCTGAAGTACTGCCTTCTATTAGAAAAGATGGATTTTATCAGAAGCCAATGAGTGCGTTAGAATTACTAGAATTGCAGACCCAGGCTATAAAGGAGGTCGACTTCAAAGTAATGAAAGTAGCCAATGAGTTACAGGAATTTAAACAAGATATACCCATATTAGGGATAGAAACTACCCGTATTACGGCGGCAGTTAGAAAGAAAGGGGTTTATTGTCTGGGAGGTAAGGAATCCCAAGCTTATAAGGATAAATCACTGAGAGGTAAAGTGTACTCGGATATATATGGACAATTAAAGCGTGAGTTTGGGGTTTATACATATAAAGCTATAAAGCGTAGTCAATGCGAAAGTGCAATGCAAGTAATTGAAGAGTATGAATTACCACTTGTATTACAACAGGAGATAAGCAATTACAACATGAAAATATATGAAAACCCGTAAAGTCAGACAACCAGTGTTACATAGCATTAAATGGAGGTGGTTTTATGGCGAAAGAAAGTAAGGAAATCAAGTGCACGGTTGAATTTACGGAAGGGTATCAAGAAAGGCTTACCCAGGCTCTTGTAGATATCTATTATCAGAGAAAAGCCAAAGGGACACTGGGAGAAATCAAGAAATTATTACATAAGGATAAAACCGCTTAGGCGGTTAATGTGGAGGACAAGCATGATCAAAAGAATGATATGTGGTGCATTTGGATTATCAGGTGTAATTTGCATGTTGGCAGCAGGAACCGCAGTGGACAAGCCCTCTGGTACTATCGTAGAAGTTGCCTTTTACAGCATAGCGGCTCTAATTTGTATGGGGACATCAGGAATATTTTGGGAGGACCGAAATGAGGATAGAGGAAAGGGCTGCATTGCTCAAAAAAGTAGAAAAAATAACAGATGAAATGGAGGAGGTAAGAAAAGAATATGGATTAAGAGCCTTGAGAATAGAAGCCTGCCGGAAAATGGGATGGATGCACGCTCAAGAAAAGAGCCAGGGCTTCACTGCCAGAAGGTATGGAAAGAACTACATAGTGGATGTGATAAGAAAATAAAAGAGCTGGTATCTGCAAATACCAGCCCCAGGCTCATGATTAAAATATGAACTATCCTAAAATCATGTTATCATTCATGGGCCTATAAGTCAAGAAAATTTGAAGGGGTGCAAGACCCCTGAACCGCTTGATCAGCATATTAGACTTAGGACCAGGGGTGAAGCATGAGGATAAAAAAACGATGGATATTTCGAGAGAGTATAGAAGTAGAGGAAGGCTACACCGGAAGGTATGGAGCCCCAGGGATGCCAAGGCAAAAAAGAAGAAAGGCAACCCCGGAAGAGATAAAAAAAATAAACCAGTACAATCGGGAGAAAATGATCCGGAGACTTATTAAAGAGAATTTCGGCCTATATGATTATTGGACCACGCTTACATATAAAAAGGGGCAGCGGCCCACTCCAGAGGAGATGAAAAGGGATACACAGAAAGCGGTCAGGAAGATCAGGACAGAGTATCGGAAAAATGGGCATGAGCTTAAGTATGTTATCAGAATGGGAATCGGTGAGCGGGGAGGCCCGCACATCCATATCCTTGTGAACCGAATAAGTGGTGATAATTACGGAACAGATATAATCCTGACAAGGTGCTGGGAAAAAGGCCATGTATATTTTACCACCACCTATGAATACGGTGGGTTTCGGAAACTTGCGAACTATATAGCGAAGCCCCTGGAGGAATGGGAGCCGGAAACATTGAAGCGCTATACCAGGTCCAGAAACCTAACTATACCAAAACCCAAAGTGAAAAAATGGGAGGCAGACAGGTGGAAGGAGGCCAAGGCTCCTGAAGGCTGGTACATTGAAAAAGAAACCTTCCACGAAGGGTTGAACCCGGTGACCGGAAAAATGTATAGGCACTATATTATGTATCGAATAAGAGGAGGGGATTGACCGTGTACGAAGTCCACATCTACATAGAGACAGACAGCACTTCTCCCCGCCGCATGGAACGCTGGTATGGATATGTACTGGAATATGAAACTAAGACTGGGAGGCCTATTACCCGGGAAGGATTCGAAAAAATCACCGGAACATACCACCAGGCTACTCTCCAGGCAATTAATTCCGCACTTTATAGGCTGACAAAGGACTGTGAGCTATATATCCACACGCCGGATGAATTTGTGGTAGACATGGTGGAAAACAACCTTGAAACATGGGCTAAATGTGGCTTCATTAACCGCAGAGGGCAGCCGGTAGCCAATCAGGAAGAGTGGATAGAGTACTGGGAGAAAACCCAGAAGCATTTCGTATTTACGCTATTTGGTAGACATCCGTACTCTAACTGGATGAAATCAGAAATGGAAAGAAGGGATAGGGATGATATTAATTAACGGTATATGGGAGCAGGTGAAAAGCTACGAGGATTGTATGAGGGTAATTGAAGAGAACTTAGGGAAAGAATTTTCGAATAAGTTCAGGGATATTACAGAGGTCACAGATAAGGCAGCTGTAACTACCGCCAAGGATGAACTGAGAGCACTTATAGGAGATTTGGAAAGTGTAGCCTGGACCCTGGAGAATATAGAAACTTGAAAGAACCCCAATTGATGTTCCCGAAGGGTGCTAAAAAGAAAAAGCGAAAAGTCCATAAAAAAAGCATTCTACAAGACAAGGACGATCACCGTTGCTATCTATGTTTATTGCAGGGGAATAATCAATATTATCCCATTGTTCATGAACATCACGTGTTCGGAGGAACAGCAAATCGGCCATTATCAGAAAAATACGGGCTTAAGGTGTATCTTTGCCCGGACCATCACCAATTTAGCGCAGAAGCAGTCCATGTAAATGCAGAAAACAGCCTGGTCTTAAAGCAGGCAGCGCAGGAAGCGTTTGAACAGGAATACACCAGGGAAGAATTTGTACAAATTTTTGGTAGAAATTATCTATAGTCAGAACCAGTCAATCAAAATGGCTGCTTATAATATATCACAAAAGCCATGGGCCAAGGCGCCTCCGGGCGCCGGAAAGGAGAATCATGATTGAAATAGTAAATGAAATTAATGCTACAAAAAGTGTAGCCAGACTATATGGAAAACAACATGGGAAGCTTGTACTTATAAAGGAGATTCTGGGGCTGGGAGAGGCTCTGCTTAAATCGATGCTATATATCAAAACATCTAAAATGAGAAGAGAAGTTATTATCCGTATTGCCAGAATTGAGTTGGCACTTGATAACCTCACATATGTGACAGGACAGCAGAAGGCTGTAGAGAAGGCTAAGCAAGCCATAGAGAAAAATAATATAAAACGGATGAAGGCAGCAGGAATCAAATTGTAAATCACCGAGGGGGATGATTACATGATAGATTTATCAGAACGAATGGTGAATGAATTCGTATGCCTGTTACCAGCGGATTTTACCATACCGCAGATATCGGCTGTAAAAGGTTCACTATTTGCAACCATTGATAATTATGAGATACACGAAAAGTGTCGGGAACTTATGAATATTCAGACGGACAATAGCTTAAATGTCATGAGGATGTTCCTTGTTTCTAAGAAAGTAGAAGGGTGCACACAGAAAACTATAGACTGTTACAAAAATGAACTTTATAGGTTCGTACAATACACAAATAAAGACGTAATAGAAGTTACCACAAATGACATCCGCCTATATATTGCAAAACGGGCGGCAGAAGGCCTTTGCAAGGTAAGCCAGGACAACGCTTTACGGATACTAAGAAGCTTTTTCTCGTGGTGTTTGGCGGAGGAATATACAGAGAAGAATCCGACTCTTCGGATTAAGAAAATAAAGACAGAGCAAAAAATAAAGAAGCCATTTAGTGAGATCGAAATCGAACATCTGCGAAATGGAGCCAAAACTAAAAGGGATAAAGCGATTATTGATGTTTTACTTTCTACCGGGATGAGAATTGCAGAGCTGGTTGCTTTGGATCGTAAAGATGTAGATGGAGATCAGATTATAGTTTACGGAAAGGGGGAAAAGGAGAGATATGTGTATCTGAATGCAAAAGCTATTGTGTCTTTGGAAGAATATCTGAAAATAAGGTCAGATAATAATTCTCCTCTATTTGTAACAAGTAGAAAACCGTTTACTCGTCTGGAAAAGTCAGGAATTGAAACACGCATAAGGGAGCTTGGGAAAAGTCTGGGGATAGAAAAGGCACATCCGCATCGGTTCCGACGAACTGCGGCAACCATGGCACTGAATCGTGGGATGCCCATAGAACAGGTGCAGAAGATGCTGGGCCATAACAACATTGAGACAACTCTAATTTACGCCCAGGCCGCCCAAGAAAATGTAAAGGCCAACCATAAAAAATATGTTAATTAGGAGGTCGCTTATGAGTAATTTAAGAGCACTTAAAACTGGAGATAAAGTAATCTATACATCTGACGTACAGCCTGAGTATAAGGGACAAGCAGCTACAGTCATGGATTTTGACCTAGAGTCTCGTCTGGTTAGTTTAGAAACAGCAGACAAAGAAGTAATAGTTGCTTTTTGGAATGAGATTTTGGGAATAGATACGTAGGAATTTAAAGGAGGAATACATGAGAGCAACGTGTGAAATTATAGCTGATTTGAAAGATGGTAAAGAAGTATCATACGAAGAATTGAAAATGGCCTGTTTGGTGCAATCCTCCATCATTTTCTTTTACCAGCAGGATACAAAAGCACTTTTGCAGGGAGGATTATCGGCTGACTTAACAAAGCGGATGGAATATTCTGATCCGGAAACATCTTCTGAAAAGATGGGAATTCCGTCATGGTATTGGAAAGCGATTAAGAAAGACCCTATGGAATGGTTGGGTCCGTCACATATACCGGGGACAGAGCAGTGGGAAGTGATGCATAACATCCATAAGAACGTTTATAAAAAAGCAACAGAAACTTAGGATTTCCGGTAGAACCGGAGAAAGGATATTATGAAAAAGAGTATAGATTTTTTTTACAGAGTGGCAAAAGAAGCAGGATTCGCAGAAGATGAAGATGGAAACCCATCGGATTGTTATTTAAAAATTGGCTTTAACTTAAAAAAACCAGTCAGTGCCGAAAAGATTGAGGTTGAAAGAGAAAAAACGAAAGACGATGCCTTAAAAGCTGCTGCCGAGTTCCTGAACATAGATGTTTCACTTTTAAGCATAGTCTCCGAGGAAGAATATCTCACAGAAACCGAAGAAGATTGATTTACAAAACTGGAATTAGATGAAGGAAAGAATGCAATGATGAAGGGAAAAAAATCAAAAAAACCATTCTACAGTGAGTATATGATAAAACACTGGCCAAAGCCTCCGCGCTGCATATGTATATGTAGAAACAAAATTAACAGAGACTTAGGGATTGTATCACCCGCGCTAGAAATGTATACCGCATTAGGAGGAAAAGGAAAACAGGCTACAGATGACCTAAAAGAATATAGGGTGCTTAGTTTGAAGTATCTATGCTATAAAAGAAAACTAAGCAAGGCACAGTGGAAAGCATTGTACAGGATACATAGAAATTCATTCAAATAAAAACTGGATAGAAGGAGATATGAAATGAGCAAATGTGCGTATTTTTCGTGTTTTAAAGGTAGGCCAGTATGTAAGCATCCAACTTATGGTAAAGAATATAGCGCATACTTGCATGGAGCAATAAATAATATGTGCGATTGGTGTAAAAAACAGTGTGGAGGTATTTACCCTAGTCAGGTACCAAAAGTTGACCAATCAAACTGGACATATGACATAATCGATAAGGATGGAAGCTTAATAAATTAAAGGAGTAAACATGGAATATAAAGAATAAGTAGTAGATGATATGTAAGGAGTTGAATGAATGGACTTAATATTAAAGGGTGCGACAGAAAAGGATATACGGGACATCGTTGATGATCAGATGGATAACTTCATTTTTAAATTGAGGCGTACCGGGCTTATGAAAGATGATACAAGAACACCTTTCCAAAAAACGGAATGGGTGTTATATAAGTATAATGAATTTCTTAAGGTAATAGCATCACGGGAAAAGGATATTATAGATACCGAAATATATGGTGTAAAACAGAAATCTAAATCTATTACTTCTTTTGGAAGAGCAAATGGATACATCAAAGATGATGATGAAAAGAAAGAAGAAAAAATCAAAGAATTATCACAGGAGAATGAAACAACAAAAAAGTTTATTAATACTGTAGATACTGCAATAGATACCATTCGTGATGATCCGTGGATAGAGATTATTAGTTTAAAGTACTTTATGGGATACAGCAATGTAAAATGCGCCGAACTGTTAGAGTGTGATGAAAAAACCATACGACGGCACAGAAACAGATTAATTAATACTTTAAGTATACAACTGTTTAGTGATGAAGTGATCACCAGCCTTTTTAGATAATGCCGATTATTGTCCGAAATGGTGTACTTTTCGGCACAGTATTTATATAGTAAAATCAATATAAGTTAATTTATGATAAGGCGCATAGAAAAAATCTGTGTGCCTTTTTCGTGCAAAAAAGGAGGGTATATATGCAGAAAATAAGTGCAGGCACAATTGCAAGGACAATAGTTTTAGGTCTTGCGTTAATAAATCAGATTTTAGCTATTTATGGTAAAAGCCCAATCCCTGTAAGTGAAGAACAGGTTAACTTATTAATTAGTACAATTATTACTATTGTGACATCATTAATTGCATGGTGGAAGAACAATAGTTTTACTAAAAGTGCCATTGCTGCAGATGAAGCATTAAGGTTAACAAAAAAATAAGGGGATTCTCAGATGGGTTATGTAATAAGCGTAATTGTTTCCGTTGTCGCAGGAGTGATGGTGTTTATTATACAAAGTCTGCTGAAGGACAACAAAAGATTAAGGGAAGGAAGAAAAGAAGAAAATATAAAGAAAGAGGCCGCTATTCAGAACGGTTTAGTGTGCCTTTTAAGGATTCAACTCATTGAGTATCACTCAAAGTATATGGAACTTGATGGAATACCAAGTTATGCCTATGAAAATTTCGAACTGGCATATAAAGCATACAAAGCATTGGGAGGAAATGGGATGATAGAACATATGTGGGAAGATATTCAGGAGCTACAAATAAGCAGGAGGTAGAATGATGGATGAAATGAGTTATGAAATGATAAAAAGTTTTGCTTACGGGTGTACGGACGAAGAAATCGCAGCCCTGTATGATATAACAACAGGTGAGGCCAAAAAGTACAGAGATGAATATTCCAACGAAATCAAAGAACGACGGGAAGAGCTGCGGAAAGGGGGATACGTGGAATGACATTAAAAGGAGTAGATGTAAGTTACCACCAGGGCAAGATCAACTGGAAAAAAGTCAAAAACGCCGGGATACAGTTCGCCATGCTCCGGGCTGGGTATGGAAAAAATAATGTTGATAAGCAGTTTCACAATAATGCGAATGGATGCCGGGTGAATGGTATCCCCTTTGGAGTGTACTGGTTTTCGTACGCATACACGGTGGAAATGGCCCGCCAGGAGGCCAGATATTGTGTAGCGGCCATAGACCAGTATGAGATACAGTATCCGGTGTGCTACGACTTAGAGTATGACTCCATTAGCTACGCCAGGAAACATGGAGTAACCATCGGCAAGACACTGGCAACCAAGATGGCAGTAGCATTCTGCGAAGAGGTACAACGCTTGGGTTATAAGGGCATGAACTATGCCAACCTGGATTATACCAGAAATATGTTTGAGTCTGTGCCATATGACTTGTGGTTTGCCCGGTATAATGCGACTCCAGGACGCAGTGACATGGCCATGTGGCAATATACCAGCTCTGGTTCTGTCCCTGGTATCAGCGGAAAGGTGGACATGAATTACTGCTACAAGGATTATACAGGAAGCACTGTAAAGCCTGAAAGAACTACCATACAGGCAGGAGATTCCGGGGAACCTGTTAGGCAGATTCAAAACACTTTGAAATCTCAAGGCTGGACTGATGACGAAGGAAAAGAACTAAAGGCTGATTGTGTATTCGGCTCCAGAACTAAGCAGGCCCTGATGAAAGCACAGGAATTCTATGGGATTTCGGTTGATGGAATCTGGGGAGAACAGTGCGACAACACAATCTTGCAGGAATGGATATACCGTGTGCAGATTATTATAGGTGCAGGCAGAGACGGTATAGCAGGCCAAGAGACTTTATCAAAGACAATTACTGTTTCTGTAAATGAAAATAATAGACATAAAATTGTGCGGCTAATCCAGGAAAAATATAATAAAGAAGGCTATGATTGTGGAGATATTGATGGTATTGCTGGCTGTAAATTCCTTAATGCTACAAATCAATTTCAAAGCAAAGAGGTAGGAATAGAGCCGGACGGTATTATTACAAAGGGGAAAAATACCTGGAGGAAACTGCTAGGGATGTGATTACATGCAGGAACCCAAAATCAAACCTCAGCTAAAATTAGTGGCAATTAATTATATTGGAAAGTGTGCAGGAAACGCTGAAAAATCGCTGATTGCAGCAGGATACAGTCCTAAATATGCCAGGGGAAATGCCTATAAAGTAGTGGCACGAAAAGAGGTACAGGAATACATTCAATATTTGAATGAAAATATTGACAATGCACGTGACATTATGGATATACAGGATATCCAGGAATATTGGAGTAATGTAATAAAAGATAAAAGAGAGAAGACAAAAGATAGATTAAGAGCATCTGAACTCCTGGCAAAGAGTAAAGGTGCTTTTATTTCGGAGTGGTAGGAGAAAATATGTTTACGTTGCATACATTCTATAAATCAAATGAGTGGGAAGGACTACTACAGATTATTAAGATGGAGCGTCTTAATGATAAGGGACAATTAATCTGTGAATACTGCGGCAGGCCGATTACCGCAAAGTATGATTGTATTGGACACCACAGGATTCCATTGACAGATGATAATGTTAATGATGTTTATGTAAGCCTGAATCCTGAGCACATACAACTGGTACACCATAGATGCCATAATAAGATACACAATAAGTTAGGGTATCAGATGCGACAGGTGTATATAGTTTGGGGCAGTCCTCTTAGTGGTAAAACATCGTGGGTGCAGCAGAACATTGCTCCAGGCGACTTAATCGTGGATATGGATAGTATATGGCAATGTGTGTCAGGACAACCCAAGTATGTTAAACCTAATAAACTTAAAAGTGTTGTGTTTGGTTTAAGAGATGAACTATTACAAATGGTACAGTACCGTAGAGGAAAATGGAATAATGCATATATAATTGGTGGATATCCGCTTCAGATGGAGAGAGAGAGGCTGGTTAGTTTGCTGTCGGCCCAAGATATATTTATTGATACTGATATGCAGACCTGCTTAGATAGATTGCATTGCAGTACAGATGGAAGAAACATAAAGGAGTGGGAGAACTATATTACTGACTGGTGGAATAAATATACTCCCCCCACATGAAATTAAAAATAAATTTTTGGGGGACTGTCAGGGAGGTTGTTTCTTTCGCGGAAAATGGAAAAATGAGATTTTTAAGTTTAGAATTTTGGGAGGGAACGTAAAACATGGAAAGTTTAAAAATTCAGGATTTATGGGAACCAGGTTATTTTGACCCTATTGGAAATAAAGTGGAAGATACTATAAATGGAAAGGTAATAGGCGCTAGACTTAAACAGCCAATAAGGGTAGCATATGGACCTTATATACAATGTAGCTTTGCACCTGTAAATATTGTTGTAGTAACATTTAAACAAGGGATGCAGATAAGCAGAGTTGTAAGTGAAGAGATTACAGGGAAAAATGGAATTTATGAAATATACGATTCAGAAGCTATTTTTATTTCATTTGCATTTAATGAAAATGGAAAAACATATGATGAGTGGATGGAATTAATTATGAAGGACAGTACGGAACTTTTAATAGAAAGCTATATGAGATATTACGCGTTTGGTTTATTTGAGGATAAAACACGAGTCAAAGTTGTTACCATGGAGCAATATGAAAAAGACATAAAAGAGTTGAAGAGAAAACTAAATATTTAGGATGAAGTATTAAGAGAGAGGTGAATTGGGGTGAAGAACTTTGTAATTATAAATCTTAACAACGGAGGGAGCTGTGAGTATATTGAGAAAATTGCTGATGAAGACAATATAGTTATATTACAAATTCTTTTTGACAACTTTAATTCACCGACATTTTCTTTAGTGGATGGTTCCGATAGTTTAAATTTAGCAGCAGCTGAAGAAAACCAGAAAAGGGATATAGAAATACCGAAGGATTGGATACAGCAGCACAAAAACTTTCATTTAGAGGTTATCGATATTGTTCCAAATATAGAATATGAATTCTCGTTTATTACAGAAGCTATAAATATAAAGAGTAACATATTAGTTAGACCAGGCAGCTCCACAGATTTTATTATTTATAGCGCAGTTAATAATAATTACTCTGATTTACCTATTGCGACGAGAAGCAAGATCGGAGCCGTTATTGTAGGGAAAGGATTAGATGTCACGACATCAGGGATATTGTCCGGGGAAGAAATAGAGATACTTACTAACTTGCAAATAGAAAATTTATTAAAATAAGGGAGAATGATTATGGCATTATTAGATGAAAATGGTTTATTGTACGTTTGGAGTAAAATAAAAACATTGGTAAGCGGAAAAGTTGATAAGGTTTCAGGAAAAGGTTTATCTACAAACGATTATACAACAGCAGAAAAAAATAAGCTTGCAGGCATTGCAGCTAATGCCAATAACTACGTACATCCGACAGGAGACGGTAATCAACATGTTCCGGCAACAGGAACGACTAGTAGTGGTAAGATACTGAAAGCTGGTGCCACAGCTGGAAGCGCAGCCTGGTCCACATTAGCTAAAAGTGATGTAGGACTAAGTAATGTGGATAATACATCCGATGCAAACAAACCAGTGTCAACAGCACAGCAGACAGCATTGGATGGTAAGGTGGATAAGGTGTCGGGTAAGGAGTTAACGGCTAATGATTTCACTGATGCATATAAATCAAAACTGGACGGGATAGCCGCCAATGCAAATAACTATGTGCATCCTACTGGGGACGGAAATAAACATGTACCAGCTACTGGAACAACAAACAATGGAAAGTTTCTTATGGCGGGGGCCACTGCTGGGACATTATCATGGGGAACTCCAAAGGATACTACATATGCTGACATGACAGGCGCTACAGCAAGTGCTGCAGGAAAGCATGGCTTAGTACCGGCACCAGCCGCGGGAAAGCAAACAAGCTATCTAAGGGGGGACGGGACATGGGTAGTGCCGCCAAACACTACTTATAATGTTGCAACTACAACGGCAAATGGACTGATGTCGAAGGAAGATAAAACTAAGTTAGATGGCGTTGAGGCGGGAGCGGAAGAAAATCAGTTTGCGTATACAGCTGTCTCTGTTTACCGAAGTGGCTCCCTGTATTCAGATGGAAAAGAAGGAATTCTAAATCTCTGGTATGAAGACCCTCTTTATGTTTGGATTAACGCAGATAATCAACTTTGTTTTGAAATTAAAGAAGCTACAAGTGGCGGTAATGGGTATATGTCTAGTACTGATAAACAAAAGTTAGACGCCTTTGGAGCAGCAAGTACCTATGCGCTAAAGTCTGACATTACAGGTATGTATAAATATAAGGGATCTGTAACAGACGCTTCAAAGCTGCCAACCACAGGTCAGAAAACAGGTGATGTATATAATATTGAATCAGCAGGTGAATATGGTGGTGCGGGAATGAATGTGGCCTGGAATGGTACAGCATGGGATCCTTTGGGAGAAATATTCTCTTTCACAACTATTACAAATGCGCAGATAGATGCAATATGTGTATAAGGAGGGTGCTAGATGGCTCTTTTAGATGAAAACGGTCTGCAAAGATTATGGACTAGAATATTAGCGAAAGTACTTTCTATAGAGGTGGTATCTGCAAACGGCGGATACTGCCTTAAATTTTCCAATGGATGGGCCATTGCGGTTAAATGGCAAAGTGTAAGCTTTACCACACCTACGGCATGGGGAAACTTATGGTATGGTAACTGCGGTGCAGCACTTGGTGCGCTTCCAATAACATTTAAAAACATCATATACAGAAATTTAACAGTAGATGATGGAGGTGCCTACTGGCTTTTATGGAATCCGGGAAGCGTCTCGAATTGGAGTGGAACTATATATCCTATTGGGGCAACAAAACAAACAGCAACCCAAAAATTAATATTCCGGGGAATCTGCATAGGTACTTGGAAGTAGGTGAAAGCAGATGCAAAAAATGGATAAAAAAGAGGAATTAATAAATTATATCTGCAATGGAAAAAAGGAGCTTATAGAAACCCTGGTTGATGAATTCCTTTTTTTAGATGATAAACTTCAAAAACTAAAGAGGCTGCCTTTTATTAAATTTAATCCTGAGAATCCATACCAACAGAAGATAACCCCAGCTGCCAGGCAGTACAAAGAATTACTGCAGCAGTATACAAATGTATATAAAATATTATCTGCTTCTGTAGAAGGAGATGGTGGACGTCAGGATTCGCCGCTGAGAACATACTACAGAGAGCGGACGGAGCGTTGGAATGCTAATTAAGGAAAAAAAGATATGGACGCCAGATAATTCATACTTATTAGAATACCATGGGAGAACAGAGGCAGGGGAAATTATCGTAGGACAAGAATTATGGATGGAACTGGAGAATTTGAAAGAAGACTTTTGCAATGACGATTTCTTTTATGATACATATGATGCCATGGTAAGAATGGACTTTATGGAAAACTGCATCAGATTAACAAAGTCACCGTTTTATGGTAAGCCTATGATTCTAATGCTATGGCAGAAGGCATTTATTGAAACAATGTATAGCTTTAAAATGTCTGACACAACATTTGATCGCTTTAAAAAGATTATTCTCTTGATATCACGAAAAAACACAAAGTCTGAAACATGTTCTGGAATTGCTCTTTCAGAATTTATGGAAGGAAATGAAGGGGCAGATTTAGTTGCATCCAGTAATGATGATGCCCAGGCGTCCATTGTTTACGATGCCATTGACACCATGCGAATGTTGATAGATCCGGATGACCTGGATACGAAGAGAAATCAGCGGTTTATACTGAATAAGGTTACGAATAGTAAAATTTTTAAACTATCAGATCGTACTAAAAACAAAGAGGGGCGTAATATTGACTTTGCCATTGTAGATGAAACCCACGAAATGACGAATAATGTCATTGGAAAATCTATAGAACAGTCACAGTCCTTAAAGGATAATCCAAAATTTATCAACATTACAACAGAGGGATTTGTAGAAGATGGATATCTTGATGAGGAATTGCGAAAGGCAAGAAAAGTAATTCGTGGGGAAGATGATACTCTGGCCGGGCGCCGGCTATTACCATGGCTATATACCCAGGACAGTGAGCAGGAGGTATGGCTGGGAAACCGTCAAAATAAATTGTGGATGAAGTCTAATCCCACACTTGGTATGGTCAAAAAGTGGGAATATCTTGAGGAACAGGTTGATATTGCCAGAGAAAGTAAAGGAGATAGAATCTTTGTATTATCGAAAGATTTCAATATCAAACAAAACAATGCACAGGCATGGCTTGCTATGCAGGATTACACGTATGTGAGCAGTTATAATTTAGAAGACTTCAAGGGCTGCTTTTGCCTGGGGGCTGTAGACTTGTCGGAAACCACAGATATGACAAACCTTAAAATATTAATGATGAAACCGGACGATCCAAAAAAATATATTCATTCTATGTATTGGATACCAGAAAATAAACTGGATAACTCTGACGATAAAGAAGCTGGTGCAAGATATGAGGAATGGGCAGAGAACGGGCTGCTTAAAATCTGTGAGGGAAATGATATTGACTTATCCATGGTGGCTGACTACCAATATAATCTTTATGAGGAGTACGATATAAAATTGTATAAAGCAGGATATGACCAAAGATATAGCAAGGAATGGCTGACAAGGATGAATGATTATGGATGGATGAAGGAAAATGATGATCTAGTGCTGATACTCCAGAATGCACAGACTCTATCAAACGCAATGAAACTTGTAGAGCAGGATTTAAAACATCAATTAATAAATTATAATGAGAATCCTATTGACCGATGGTGTTTAAAGAATGCAGCAATACAGGTTGATAGATTGGGGCAGTGTTTGTGTGTAAAGCAGTCTACACCAATGAGAATTGATGGTGCAGTGACTCTGATAATTTTATACGAAATGTACCGGAGATATCGAAGTGAATTTAAACAGATAATTGTAAGGGGGTGATTATTGTGGGAATTATAGAGAAACTTAAGTTTTGGGAAAAGCCAAAAAACAGCCTGCAGTACGCTGATATACTAAATGGATATACACCAATCTATTCTCAGTTCGGAACCGATATCTATGCAGCAGATGCCGTACAGCAGGCAATATCATGCATTGTACAGGAAATGAAAAAACTAAATCCAACACATGTAAGGGAAATAGGAAACGATGTTATTCCTGTTGGTGGCGGTATTCAAAAAGCGTTGCATAATCCAAATGAATTTATGACAACCTCAGACTTGATTGAAAAATGTATGTGGAACTATTTTTTAAATTATAATTCCTTTATCTACCCTACTTACTATGTTTATACGGATAAGCAGGGGAAACAGGTGGTTAATTTTACTGGATTCTATCCCCTGCAGCCAGTGCAGGTGGATTTTATGCAGGATGCATCAAATATTCTATACGTAAAATTTACGTTTCCAAATAGTTACAATGTTACCATTCCATACAGCAGAATTATCCATATCAAGAGGAACTATTCAGTTAACGAATACATGGGAGGTAATGAACAGGGGCAGCCAGACCATAGAGCATTGATTGAAACATTAAATATTAATGACAATCTGCTAAAGGGCGTAGCCAAAGCCATGAATGCATCTATGCAGATTAATGGTGTAGTAAAATATAAGACTATGCTGGATGGAGGCAAGACTGATAAAGCGATACAAGAATTTGAAACTAAGCTTAAAAATTCACAGTCGGGGTTTTTGCCTCTGGATATTAGTGCAGAGGTGGCACCATTTGATAGAAAGCTGCAGTTGGTGGATGCCGAGACACTTAAATTTATAGATGAAAAGATACTCCGAAATTTTGGCGTACCTTTGCCGATACTGACAGGAGATTATACAAAGTCACAGTATGAGGCATTTTATCAAAAGACACTTGAGCCTATTATAATTTCAATTTCACAAGCTTTTACTAAAACGCTATTTTCAGATATGGAGAGGTCTTATGGGAATAAGATAACATTTTATCCCAAGGACCTTATTTTTATGTCTGTAGCAGAGACACTTGAGATGGTCCGCCTTTTGGGTGATTCCGGTGCGTTGTATGAAAATGAGAAGCGTGTAGCATTTGGGCTAAGGCCCTTATCTGAGTTAGAAGGAAAACGTACACAGTCACTAAATTATGTGGATGTAGAATTGGCTGCACAATATCAGCTTCAACAGAAAAATACAAATAATAACGTGAATCAAGGAGGGAAAATAGACAATGGGAAATGATAAATATACACAGCGGTCTTACGACTTTGAAATGCGTGCGGCACCGGAGGAAGAAGGAGTTATTGAAGGGCGCCCGATAGTATTTGAATCCAAAACAAACATGGTTTATTTTGATGAAATTATTCACAGAGGAGCACTGGATAAAACAAATTTAAAAGATGTGCGTTTCCTGATTAATCATAACAAAAATATGGTCCCGTTGGCACGCAGCCGTAATAATAATGAAAATTCGACTATGAGGCTGATGCCGGACAAGGATGGACTAAAGATCCGGTTAAAACTGGATATTGTAAATAATACCGATGCAAGGAGCTTATATAGTGCAATTCAGCGTGGAGACATCACGGGCATGAGTTTTTTGTTCTCAATTAATGGTGAGGAATGGGAAAATTTTGAGTCTGACCATCCAACACGCCATATTAGAGATATAGGGAAAGTTCTGGAAGTTAGTGCAGTTACTTTCCCGGCCTACGAAGAAACCGAAATCAGCGCAAGGGCAAAGGATGAACTGGAGAGTTTAAGGGCACTGGAGAGTGCCAGATCCAAAGCCACACCGGACGGTGATAAAGCGTTGCTGGAACTTCAGAAACTTAAAAATCACAATAGAAAATATTAGGAGGAATAGAAAAATGAAATTTAAAGAGTATTTACAGAAACTTATTAAGAACAAAAGAAATCATATGGAAGAATTGCAGCAGAGGTCCGATGCATCCCAGGATATTGATGAGGTACGTGCAATCGGAGAACAGCTGAAAGCATTGCGGGACGAAATAACAGACGCAGAAGAACAGCTTGCGGCATTGGATGACGAAGGAAATGAGGGAGATGATGGCGGTTCGGGAACTCAGAATGGTGAAGGAGAGGGACGCTCCACTCTTCCAGATGGCGTGATGGTGCGTGGGTTTAATCCTATGAATACCTATGGAATGTCACCAGTAGGCTCTTATCCGCAGGGAACACAGAGAAACGATGATCCGTTATCATCGTATGAATACCGTCAGGCATTTATGAGATATGTGCAGACAGGTGAATGGAATTACGAAGGCAGAGCAGCGGCGCAGGTGAATACTGCAGATATTGGTAAAGTGATACCGAATACTATTATGCAGGAACTGATTAAAGAGCTGAAAGTTTACGGACAGCTTTATAATAAGGTGCGCAAGTTAAATGTACAGGGAGGAGTAGAATTCCCAATTGAGGAACTGGTGCCAACCGTAAAATGGATTACAGAAACCACTGTATCAGAAGAACAGAAGGCACCGGAAATTAAAACATCAGTATCTTTTGGCTACTATATTGCAGAAGCAAGGATTGCACAGTCTTTACTTTCCAGCATTGTATCTCTGCCCATCCTGGAATCTGAAATAGCCAAGTTACTTGCAGAAGCATTTGTAAAAGAATTCGACAACATGATTGTTAACGGCACGGGATCCGGTGCACCCACAGGAATCTTAAATGACTCCAGGGTAAAGGCAGCAAATAAGATTGCATTCACCGAGACAGATTTTGCAGATTGGACAAAAATTAGGAAGAACTTCTTTGCAAAAATCCCGTTGGCATATCGGGGACAGGGCATTTTCATCATGACAGTAGCCACATGGGAAAGCAATATTATGACTTTGAAAGATAAAAATGACAGACCGCTCTACACAGAAACCTATGATCCTGTGACAGGAAATCAGATCTGCAGGTTTAATGGCAGAGAAGTAGTACTTGTAGAGCCTGATATCCTGAAGGACTTTGACAGTGCTGTGAACAACGATGTTTTTGCCATTTACCTGAAGCCTACGGATTATGCGATTAACTCTAATCTGCAGATTGGATTTAAACGCTATTTTGACGAGGATAAAAATAAATGGGTAAACAAAGGATTAACTATCTGCGATGGAAAACTGCTGGATGTAAACGGCGTATTCCTATTGACCAAAAAAGTGACATCCGCATAAGGAGGTGAATAATTATGCCGGAAACATTTGATATTTTAAAAAGTGTCAAGGATGCACTGGGAATTACAGGTGAATTCATGGACCCAACGCTGAATGCGTATATTAAGGAGGTACAAAACTACCTAAAAAGTGCAGGGGTAAAGGAAAGCATTGTAACATCAGAGGCAGCTTCCGGCATAATTTCCCGTGGGGTGTCCGATTTATGGGGCTATGGAGCCGGAAACGGAAAGCTGTCACCATATTTTTATGAAAGGGCAATACAGCTAAAACTGGAGGGCGGTGAATAACAATGTCAAACTTTTTCCCTGAAGAATCGTTCCCTATACCAATCCGGTTGTTAAACCCTTCAACAACCAATAAAAAAGCCAGCCCTAAAAAGGTTTATCCCAACGCTGAAAATGGGGATTTGCTGTATTGCTCTTTTAAAACATATGGGGGAACTGAAGTACAAAACAACGGTGTATACAGTGTAGAAGATACGGCAAACATTACAACATGGTATAGGCCAGATATCCGATCTGACTCAAGAATTGCTTTAGCAAACAATACCGATGTGGTATATGAAGTGATCGGAGAGCCGGAAAATATTAATATGCGTAATCAGTTCTGCAAATTTAAGGTCAAACGTGTAAAGGGCGGTGTGTGATGGCAAACAAAATAACGTTTAAAGGTGAACTTTTCAAGACAATGATGGAACAACTGGATAGTCTTAATGGTGATTTAAAAACGGTAACTCAAAAAGCACTGCAAAAGACACATGAATACATCACACCAAAACTCCAGGAGGATATGAAGTGTCATCGGCGGACAGGAAGAACTGAGGGAAGCATTGACCAAACGGCAAAGGTTAATTGGGAAGGAAATACAGCTGGTATGGATGTAGGCTTTCATATTAGGAGTGGGGGACTTGCATCCATATTTTTAATGTATGGAACGCCTAAAATGGCAAAGGACCAAAAATTGTACAACGATGTTTATGGAAGTAAGACCAAAAAAGAGATTGAGAAGATGCAGCAGGAAATATTGACACAGGAAATCCAAAAGAAGATGGGAGGATAACAAAATGGAGGATCTGCTGATAGAAGTCCTGAGAAAATCGGGATATCCGGTGTATTTACAAGGTTCTTTGACAGACGATGATAAATATCCAGACCACTTTTATACGTTTTGGAACAACTCCAGTGAGGGCGCTGCTTATTACGACAATAAAGAACGGGCGTTAATTTATAATTATGATGTAAATTTCTATAGCTGTGATCCAGAAAAGGTATATTCACAGCTCAGAGCATCTATCCAGGAACTTAAAAGCCAGGGATTTATCATATCTGGTGACGGTTACACCGTAGCCAGTGATGAACCTACTCATGATGGACGTGGTGTAAACGTCCTATTCAAGAAATATATAGGAGGAAATTAAAATGGCATTTGAAGACGTAAAGGAAATTTTTGAATTCAGGGGAGTTGACAACCTTATGGTAGCTGAGGTTACAAAGGATGATACTACAGAATATACGGCAGGAACCCCAGAAATGCTGTCATACATTGCTGAAGTAGGTAAAAGTACAGAAACCTCTTCTGAGTCCAAGTATTATGATAATCAGCCTATGCTGGTAATTAATTCTGAAGGAGCTGACGAAATAAAACTGACCATTGCACCGCCTTCTCTAAGGATGCAGGCATGGCTGACTGGGAAAAGCTTCGATGAAAAAACAGGTATGATGGTAGACGGAGAACGTGTGAATCGGTATTTTGCAATCACCTACCGGACAAAAGGCACAGATGGTAAATACAGGTATGTAGCAAGGCTCAAAGGCACATTCGGGATACCGGAAGAGACTACAGCTACGGAAGATGACGGAACCGACTCTAATAACATGGAGCTAACCTTTACAGGGATATCAACATCACATAAATTTGAACATGGAAAGATGATAACGGCGGGGACCTGGGAAAAAGGATCTGTAAAAGGCATTGTGGTAGATGAAAGATATGCACTTACAGACTTAAGCACATTCTTTGAAAGTATACAAACGCCGGATACTGTAACGCCAAAAACACCGACAATCTAAATATTACGAGAAAAATGGAGGAATAGCAGATGGAATTAATTCTGAATATCTATGACAAAAAAGGTAAGAAGGTTGTCAGACAGGTAAAGGGAAATACCATAGATATTATGATGGGGACAATAGAGCGTCTAATGTCATTACTTGATATTGAAAACTCCACCGACAGCATAGAAATTTTAAAAAAAGTTTCTGGTGCATATCAGGAGCTAAAGGGAATTTTGTCCCTTATTTTTGAAGATGTATCGGAAGAAGAATGGAATTATGTAAAAGTAAAGGAATTAATTCCAGTGATTTTAAATGTTGTTAAATATACTTTTGCAGAGATGAATTCCATACCAACGGACCCAAATCAGAAGGGGGCGTAGATGATACGCCCCTATCCGAATTGTTTTTTATGATACGCTATAATTTAAGTAAAGAGTTTCCTGTTTACGATCCCCTGGGATTGGAACGGGAAACTTTTTTTAATGTCATGAGGTTATATCGAGATTTAAGGAAGCTGCAGATAAGGGCTTCAAAAGAGCAGCAAAACCAAGGAAAGAAAAAAGTAATTCGAAGGCGGGCAAGTGACAATGCCGGATGGTGGTAGAAGGAGGTGGGAAGATGCCACAGGGAAATGAGACAACTACAAAATTCAAAGTTGACATATCAGACCTAAAAAAGGGAATGCAGGAGGCAGTTAGAAACATACGCCTTGCAAATTCCGAATTTAAGGCGGCAACTTCCGGGATGCAGGATTGGTCAAAAAATGCAGATGGGCTGACCGCAAAGTTAAATCAACTGGACAGTGTGCTCTTACAAGAAAAAAACAAACTTGCAATATTGGAAGAGCAGTATAGGCAGGTGGCAGCAGAGCAGGGAGAAAATTCGAAAGCTGCCCAGGAGCTTCTCATTAAAATCAATAACCAGAAGGCAGCAGTAGGAAAGACGGAAGCGCAGCTTAGGACATATCAGCAGAAACTGTCTGATGTGAAGTCTGAAAATGAAAAGCTGTCAGATTCCACAGAAGAGGTTGTTTCCGCTTCCGATAAATTAAAATCAACAATTAATGACCAGGAGACAGAACTAGGACAGCTGAAGAAAGCTTATGCGGACGTGGTGCTGGAACAGGGGAAGAATTCTCAAGAGGCAAAATCGTTAGCATCGGATATCGGAAAACTATCATCAGAACTGCAGCAGAATAGAAGTAAGTTATCTGAAACCGAAAAGGCAGCAGATGATCTTGATGAATCACTGGACGAAGCTGGTGACAGTGCTCAGAAAGCCGAGGGAGGATTTACTGTACTTAAAGGTGCACTGGCCGATTTAGCAGCCGATGGGATACGGGCGGTCATTGATGGGCTTAAGGACTTAATAACCTCTGCCGATGATGCATACACAAATTTCCAGGCACAGACCGGAGCATCAGCAGAAGAAATGTCAAAGTTTAAGGATGAAATCAATGATTTGTATAAGCAGAACTTTGGTGAGTCATTGCAAGATATAGCGGACTGTATGGCAGAAGTAAAGCAGCAGACAGGAGAGGTAGATCCATCAAAGTTAAAAGAGCTTACCAAAAATGCAATTGGGCTACGTGATACCTTTGGAATGGATATACAAGAATCAATGCGTGCCACTAACCGCCTGATGGATACTTTTGGGCTGTCGGGAGAAGAAGCCTTTAATCTAATTGTGCAAGGAGCGCAGGAAGGTTTGAACCAGAATGACAATCTCCTGGATACCATAAACGAATACGGGCCTAAGTTTCAAGGGATGGGGATGTCTGCACAGGATATGTTTAATATGCTGAAAAATGGCGCAGATGCCGGAGTATTCGATATTGATAAGCTGGGAGATGCCATTAATGAGTTTACAATACGTGTGATTGATGGAAGCGAAACCACTAAACAGGGGTTTGATACAATTGGACTGAATGCGGATGAAATGGCACAGAAATTTGCAGCAGGAGGCGATACAGCTAAGGAAGCCTTCCAGCAGACCATGGATGGACTGAACTCCATTGAAGATCCGGTAGCAAGGAATACGGCAGCAGTTAACCTGTTTGGAAGCATGTGGGAAGACACTGGAGGGGCATCCATCCTGGCTATGGGTGAAATTACCGGAGGAATAGACCAGACAAAGAGTTCCATGCAGGAGCTTAATGATGTGAAATACTCTGATGTGGGAAGCCAGTTCACAGAAATTGGTAGAATCATAAAGACAGATTTCCTTATGCCGCTTGCACAGGAGGCGATTCCTAAAATAAAGGAGTTTGTAGATGTTATAAAAGCGCGTCTACCGGAAATAAAGCAAGTATTTAATGATGTGTTTGAAAAGGTAAAGGAAGGGTTTAAATGGATTCTAGATAACAAGGATCTTATAATTGCAGGGATATCCGGCATAGCTGCAGCTTTTGCAATTATAAAAATAGGAGCATTAGTAGCAAGTATTGCAAAGTTTGTAACTGTTGTACAAGGAGCGACTAAAATCTGGGCCGGATTAAAAATAGCATTAGCTGCTATTGGTGGACCGGTAACACTTATTGTTGCTGCAATTGCTGGTTTAGTTACTGCTTTTGTAGTCCTATGGAACAAATCCGAAGCATTTCGGAGCTTTTGGATAGGTCTATGGGAAAAAATCAAATCTGCTATGAGCACAGCAGTAAATGCAATTATAAAATTCTTTAAAGTAACAATACCTAATGCATGGAATAATTTTATTTCCTTCTTATCAGGGTTTATTACAAAAATAGTGTCGTTTTTCTCAGCGCTCCCTGGCAGGATTTGGACATTTTTAGTTGAGACTGTTACAAAGGTAGGTACATGGGTATCAAATATGGTAGCAAAGGCAATAGAAGTAGGGACACAGTTCATCACAAATGTTATCAGTTTTTTCCAGGAGCTTCCATATAACATAGGATATTTCTTAGGGACAGTCATAGGGACGGTAGCTTCATGGGTATCAAATATGGTAACAAAAGCTATTGAGGTAGGTACACAATTTCTTTTCAACGTCGTGCAGTTCTTCCAGCAATTGCCTGGGAAGGTGCTGACCTTCATTACAAATACAATCAATAACGTTGTCACCTGGGTTTCAAATATGATTGCGAAGGCCAGAGAAGTAGGAAGTAACTTTATTAACAATGTGGTGAATTTTTTCCAGCAGCTACCCGGAAAAGTTAGCATGTATATTACCAATACACTTTCCAATGTTAAGACATGGGTTACTGATATGATAAATAAAGCGAAAGAGGCTGGCAGTAATTTCCTCAATAATGTTGTAGACTTTATAAAACAGTTGCCTGGTAAGATAAAGGAGTTTTTAAATGAAATTATTGACAAATTAAAAGCATGGGTAAGTGATATGGGTACTAAAGGTACTGAGGGCGCCAAGAAACTTTTTAATGCCGTTGTGGATGGGTTAAAAGAACTTCCAGATAAAATGCTATCTATAGGAAGCGATATCGTAAGCGGAGTTTGGGAAGGTATATCAGGCGCTGCCGGCTGGCTAAGAGATAAGGTAGTAGGCTTTGGAAAAGGGATAATTGACGGATTAAAGGCGTCCATTCAATCAAATTCTCCATCAAAACGTGCCAGGGATGAAGTTGGTAAATGGATACCGTATGGTATTGCAGAGGGTATAAGGCAATATGCTGATGTAGCTATCCGTGCAGCAGGGGATCTGGCTGATAAGTTAATAGTTCCGGTGGACCCTGCACTTCCTAAAATGGGAAATTTAAGAAATAGAGTGGGATACTCTGCAGCTGGTGCATATTATTCCGGAGTTACAGGTAATAAAGGCGGGACAGTTGTGTATCAAACATTTAATCAATATAATACAAGCCCTAAGTCATTATCCCGTTTAGATATTTACAGGCAGACCAGGAATCAATTGAATTTTGCAAAGGGGGTTTAGCATGTATTTCCTTGCTATTGAAAATAAAAAGGGTGAGCAATTACCGCTGACAGGAACACAAAACTATGATGTTATCAGCATAGATGGATTAAACCCGCCGACAGCAACAATTAATGCGTCGGAAAGCGCAGCCTTTGACGGCTCCTTATTTAATGGGAGCCGTTTGGGAGTCCGTAGCCTTGTTATTACTATTCGAATTAATCCAGACATTGAATTAAACCGGATTAACTTATACCGATATATTAGAAGCAAAGAGTATATTAAGGTATATTATAAAAATGGGACAAGGGATGTCTTTATAGAGGGATATGTAGAGACTTTTGAATGTGATCTGTTTTCAGATAAAGAGCAGGCTCAGATAAGTATACTATGTCCTCGCCCGTATTTTAGAGCTATGCAGACTGTAATTACAGACTTTTTTAACGTGATTAAAATGTTTCATTTTCCGTTTGCGATTGAAGCAGCAGGAATACCATTTTCAGAATTAGAAGGAAATCTTTTCAAATCCATTGTTAACGAGGGAGACGTTGCGTGCGGCGTGCGGATTGAGTTAAGGGCAACAGGGGAAGTCGTTACTCCAAAGATATATAATGTAGATACCAGAGGATACTTCATTGTTAATATTACCATGAAAGCGGGAGACGTAATAACTATTAACACGGTGAGAGGCGAAAAGTATATTGAATTTACGGCAGGTGGTGTAACTACAAATATTATAAATAAAGTACAGCGTGGATCGGAATGGTTCCAGCTGGAGCCGGGAGACAATGTATTTACGTATGAAGCAGAACAGTATATAAATAATCTTTCATGCACATTTATACTGACAGATATGTATCAGGGGGTGTGATATGGATATATACGTATTAAATCGCAATTTTGAAATAGAGGGCATAGTTGACGGATATAAAAGTGTAATATGGACCACACGCTATTTCACTCCGGGAGACTTTGAATTATACTTACCTGCAACCGATGAATATATAAATTTGCTGAAAGAGGATTACTATTTATGCCGGGACCGGGACATTACAGATACGGAATTTCATAATGTTATGATAATCTCTAAAATTGAAATACAGACTAGCATAGAAGATGGAGATTATATGATTGTAAGTGGGAAATGTTTGAAATCTCTAATGAAAAGAAGAATCATATGGAAACAGACAAATATGGTTGGGAAACTGGAATACTGTATTAGAAGAGTATTAACAGAAAATATTATTCAACCTAATATTGCAGAGAGAAAAATTTCTAATTTTATTTTGGGGCCTATGAGAGGATTCCCAGAGACGTTAGATATTCAAATAACCGGGGACACCATATTGAAATTCCTGCAGGATGTGTGCGAAACGGCAGGAATTGGATGGGATATTTATATCCAGAAAAATAACTTTGTCTTTGTTCTGTATAAAGGGGAAAACCGTTCATATAATCAAGACAAAAATCCACATGTGGTATTTTCAAAAGAATTTGATAATATGATTTCTTCAGACTATGTACTGGAAAAGGAAGATTACTGTAATGTAGCGTTAGTTGCCGGGGAAGGTGAAGGACTGGACAGAAGGACAACCATTGTGGGAAATGCAGCAGGTATTGACAGGTATGAATTATACGTGGATGCCAGGGATGTAAGCAGTAATAACGGGGAAATAACGGATTCTGAATACATGAATTCGTTAGCAGAGAAGGGAAATGAAAAACTAGCTGAGGTAGGAATAAAAGAGTTTTATGAGGGTTCTATTGAAACTTTGGGAAATTTCTTGTATGGTGAGGACTATTTCCTAGGTGATATTGTATCGGTAATAAATCAATTCGGGATGGAGGCAGCTCCGAGGATTATTGAAATTGTAGATAATGAGGATGAAACTGGAAGGAAGACAATACCTACATTCAGTTCATGGGAGGTATAAAAATGGCTATAACATATGGATTTTTTAACAGTCAGTTAGACAGTGATGGGAATCATGACAGGGTTTATAATGCAGAACAAATGTCCACGTATTTTAAAGGTATAGTATCAACTGGAGTGTATGAATCTGTTGGTGGTGCACTACTAGTAAAAGCAGGTACCGGAATGAAGGTGAAGGTACAAACGGGAAGAGCCATTTTAGGTGAAAACTTACAATGGTTTAATAGTGACAGCATAGAAGAAATATCGCTAAATCCGAGTCATGTTACACTTAATCGCTATACTGCTATAGCAATAAGGCTTGATATCACTAACAGGAGAATGGAACTGGTAACAATAGATTCCGCTTATGCAACAAGCCCAATAAAACCGCAGCCCACAAGAAGCCCTGAAAGATGGGAATTATTTCTTGCGTATGTATATATTGAAAAAGGTGTAAATTCAATAACACAGAGTAAAATAACAGATATACGAGCAGATAATAACGTGTGCGGTTGGGTAACAGGAGTTATTAAGCAGGTAGATACATCACAGCTTTTTCTTCAGTGGCAGAAGGCATACGAGGAGTATTATAGTACGATGCTTCAGTGGCAAAGAAATATGGAAACTAACTTTGCAAGTTGGGAAAATTCAACAAAATCAGAATTTGATGGTTGGCAAGAGCTACAGAAGATGAACTTTAATACATGGTTTACTACTTTAACAGGTGAACTTAAAGTTGATACCTATATCGAAAAGTATCAAAATACTGTTATAAATGATTCAAAAACATCACAAGTATTAATAGGTATTGGCCAATATGATTCAACGCAAGACATATTATTGATAAGCCTCAATGGGATTACTCTTGTCGAAGGTTTAGATTATGAAATAAGTGAGAATGGAGCAGATGCAAAAATAATATTATATATGACAGTGGATGTAGGAAGTAGATTTGAATTTATTGTTATAAAATCGGTAATCGGTGTCAAATAAATATGGCCCCTCAATTTAAGAGGGGCTTTTTTTAGTGTCGTCAGGAACATATTCTAAAATGTCCCCAGGCTGGCATTTAAGCAATTCACAAAGCTTATTAAGAGTTTCTTTACTGGCTATTTCTCCGGTACGAATTTTTTGCATTTGTGATTCGCCTATTAATTTTTCTTTTCTTATTCGGTATGTCGAAAAACCGGAATCTTTTAATTTCTCCAATACATCAAATTTATATTTTAGCATCCGATCACCTCTTTCTGTTTATAAGTATAGCATATCTAATGAAAAACATCAACTTATAACAGGTGTACAGTATATATAAAAATATACACCAATATTTGGTGAATATCACTATTTACAAACACTTAAAACGGGTGTATAATAAGTATATAAGATAAAGGAAGGAGGTGAAGAAAATGGAAGACTTGCTAAAGCAATTAAAAAAGCTCAATAAGCTGTGCGACCAACTTATTGAGCTACTGGTAAAAGTCTTGATAGTCCTCACACTATTACAGATACTTACCAGATAGGGAATGGGGCGAAAGCCCCTCTCCCTTATAAAAATTGTACCACAGGTCTTCTATAAAAACAATGAAAAGAGAGATATTCATTGAATGTGCGGTTATATCTTTAAAAGCTATGTTGATTGTGACCTTATTCATATTATGCATAAAAGAATTGGTTAGTATGATATAGCCGTATACTACCATGGTAGTAAGTACTTGTATTAGTTTGTACCTGCCTACAAATTAACGCAAGCCGGTAACATGTAAACAGAGCAACGCCCCGGTGAAGTTATCCGGCGTTTAACGGTTGAGCGATATCATCCAGCATATCATTGCCATACATCCTATTAGCCATGGGGCAGGACATGGACGGATGTAGGGTACTGGTATGCAAAAACTATTAAGCTATACAGAAATAGAGAGGTGAAATCGTCATAAGAAAAAGGGATACAAATTACATAAATTTTGGTAAACTTATTGACAAGTATGTTATAATCATTTATGTATAGATGAATATAATATATTAAAGATAACTGTGCTTAGAATGAGGGGATGATTGATATGTATAGGGTAATGGATATTGCTCGTTATGTTATTGAAAGATGCAGTGCAACGAATAAGACGATTAGTAATTTAAAATTGCAAAAGATTTTATATTTCATACAGGCTGAATTTTTAGTATCGAAAAACGTACCTTGTTTTGCTGAAGAAATTCAAGCTTGGGATTTTGGACCAGTTGTGCCAGATGTTTATTACACATATAGAATGTTTGGTAGTGCGAATATTCCATGCATTGGAAAATCTAGGGTGACACAGATTATTTCTTCAAGAGATAAAGAAATACTGGATGGTATCATTGATGAGTGTTCACGATATTCAGCATCTGCGCTTGTTGAGCTTACACATAATCAGACACCTTGGATTGAGGCCTATAAGCCTGGATGGAATAATGAAATTACTACAGAAAGTATCAAAAGATATTTCGAGGTGGATTAGAATAAATGTCCTCAATAAATATTAAAATTAATAAAACGACCAGACAAGTAGAACTCAAAATTGATGATAGAGTTATTACTGAAGAAATGTCAGAAAAGATTACAGAGATATGCACACTTTTATTTACCGATAGTAGTGAATTTGATGAGGAAAATGCTTTTAATGCGATTTTTCAATATATCAAAGGTTATGGGAGAATATTGTACTCACAGATAAGTAATATGATTTACGCATATTATAATGAACATACGACAGAAGAGGCTACGCTTGCTTTGGGAACAATGATTTCTAATATCGAAAAAATTGTTGCATTTACGGGAATGCAAGATTTCAAAGACAAAAGGGCAAGTATTAAGTTGTCGGCTGAAAAAAAGATATATGAAGATACAGAAAAAGCGCTTATCAAAATTTGGGATCATGTAAACCTAGCACAAACGCAGTATAGTGGATTAAAACAGACGGATGAAGAGTATAAGAAAAAATTCGATAACAGTATTACTCCATTTAAGGATGAACTCGTGAAAAGTATGAATGCACAGTTACTGACTATGGTAAGCATTTTTACAGCGCTTGCATTTTTAGTATTTGGTGGTATTAGTTCATTGGGAAGCATTTTCGCTAATCATGAGATACCATTATTAAAAGTTATTATTGTGGGGTGCGTATGGGGAATATGTATTTTGAATTTGGTATTTGTTTTTTTATTTTGTATAGGAAAAATGACAGGATTGAATTTTAAATCGAATAAGGAACCAGATGGAAATATTATTCAGAAATATCCTATCGTATGGTGGAGCAATTTAGTTATACTTACTATTTTGGCGGGAAGCCTTTGGACATACTACATAAGGAAAGAAAATATCGATTCAAGCTTTAAAACGTGGTGCAATAATTCGCCACAACTTGCAATGTGGGGTGGATTTGGAATAATTATTTCAGTATTTATAATATTGCTTATGGTATTAGTAAAGCAGACATGGAAAAAGGGAAAATAGCAAAGACTCTTGGGGTAAAATCCTAAGAGTCTTTATTATTGAAATTATATTATTTATTTTCTAAATAAGTATTGATAAAAATACCAAATATGGTATGGTAGTATAACACGATAGGAGGGAAAAATACAATGAGAAATGGATTTATGATCACATTGACATTGATTACTCTAATTTTAGCAATCATAAATGAGTGGAGATTAATAAATACAATTGGTATGATTATTGTAGCTATATGTACACTGATATCAATAATCATAGATATAGTGAAAGGAAGATTAAAAAATGAGCTTTTATGAAAAATTAAAGGCTGCTAGAAAAGCTGCTGGCTTGACGCAAAAACAGTTTGCCGATATGCTGGGAGTATATCAAAAAGATATCAGTAGATGGGAGACGGGAGAGGTCAGCCCATCAATTGAAACACTCAAAGAAATATGCATACAGCTAAAAACATCAGCAGATGAACTGTTAGAACTAAAATAG